CCCAAAAATAGCTCCGGAGGGATTTTTCCGCGGATGTTTCTGCCCCCAAGGTCTTTGTAAGTGGGTTGAAAGGAGGTCCAAACCGTGGCATCTCGGAGGAGAACTAGCACCAAAGATTCTGGATCAGCTCGTTCTCCAGCACGATCGCCTGAAGAACGTGAGAATCAGTTGATCGAAGCCGCTGTGGACCTTGCCGAAAACCAACTACGGACCGGCGAGGCCTCAGCACAAGTCATCACGCACTATTTGAAGCTCGGTTCATCTCGAGAACGACTCGAGCAACAACGTTTGAAGAACGAAGTGGCTCTTCTTCAGACAAAGCGTGAGGCAATGGAGTCCGAACAGCGCACTGAGGCTTTGATCCAGGATGCTTTGAAGGCTTTCCAAGTTTACAGCGGCAATCCTCCGGACAATCAAGAGCCTGAGTTCGATGAGTACGAGTAATCGATCGTATTCCGAACTGATCCAGTTGGAAACCTTCGAGGAGAGGTTCGCATACCTGTCCATTCGGGGTCAAGTCGGCTGCGAGACGTTTGGATTCAATCGTTGGGTCAACCAAAGATTCTACACATCACGAGAATGGCGATCTCTGCGCCAACAAGCCATAATCAGAGACAACAGTTGCGATCTCGGTGTCGACGGCTACGAGATTCACTCTCGATTGATCGTGCACCACATGAATCCGATTACTCAGCGAGACATCGAGTACGGAACGCGAATGGCGCTCGATCTCGAGAACCTGATTTGCACGACACACGACACGCACAACGCGATTCACTTCGGGGACGAAAGCCTTCTGGCCAAACCGTATGTTCCGCGAAGTCCTGGTGACACGAAACTCTGGTAAAGGAGAAGTTCATGGCCACGAAGAAGGCTGTCGAATCCCCGGCGGAAGTTTCCACGGAGGGAACCACCGACGTGCCCAGCACGGATCCGACCGAGCTGAAGGACAGCACGCCTTCCACGGGCAAGTCTGTCGACGACCTCGCCGCAGAGGTGCTGTCCGGCGCCTGGGGCGACTCCCTCGCCTGCCGAGGCCGACTCGACAACGCCGGCTACGACCCCGAGGCCGTCATCCTGGTGGTCAACGAGCGTCTCAGCAAGGGCGCGCCCAGCGCCTATCGTCCGTCGCCCATCGGCCTGCTGAAGCAGGTCCAGGACGGCCTGTGGGGCGACCAGAAGACCGTGCTCGGCCGACTGGCCGGCGCCGGTTTCAGCGCTCACGTAGTCGCGGAGGTTCTGCGGAACCTCGAGAAGAGTTGACATGGTAACGATCGCTTACGACAAGCCCGTCAAGGACTTGATCGCCGGACTGAATGCGACTGGTCACGTCACACACCAGTCGTACAAGAAGACGATGGTGACGCTGCACCACAACGCAGCGATGCTGAGTCACGAGGGTGTCCTGGACACCTGGAAGACTCGGGAGGCTTCGGCGCATTTCGACGTGGATCGTCAAGGCGCCGTCGCACAGTACGTCAAGGTCGAGGAATACGCCTGGGCGACCGGCACGACCCGCGGGAACCAGACGTCCATCTCCATCGAGATGGCGAACTCGTCCTTGGGCGGAAGCTGGCCCGTCGCCGAGACCACGTGGCGAGAGGCGGCTCGTCTCGCTGGATGGCTGTTCGCTCACGTCATCGGCGTCCGACCCGACAGCACCAATCTGGTGCCGCATCACTACTGGTATGCCACTGCCTGTTCCGGTCCATACATGGACTCGGTGTGGGGGCAGGTCGTCCAGGCGGCTCAGCAGGCCTACGATCTGTTCACCAAACCAGCGAAGGACTCACCCATGAAGAACCTGGTCGTCGTCAAGAAGAAGGGGACCCCGGAGATCTGGGTCGGCGACGGTGTCATCCGCCGGCACGTCTCGGACGAGACCGAGCTCAACGGTCTCATGTACCAGATCGGCCTGAAGGGCGGCGATCCGACCATCTACGAGTGGGAGGACTTGCGCGTCCTCGGCATCGACGCCGCCACGCTCGTCAAGCCCGTCTGACGAACGCCGTCACAGCGGTTGCCCTCAAGGGAGGTGAGCAATGACCGACAGCATTCTCGATAATACAAAGAGAACGTTGAACCTGGCCCCCGACTATACGCCGTTTGATCAGGCCATCATCCTGTACATCAACTCGGTGTTCAGCACGCTGAATCAGTTGGGCATCGGGCCGGACGCCGGCTTCATGATCGAGGACAACACGGCACTATGGTCCAGCTTCCTTGAGGGCGACCTTCGGCTGAACAACGTCAAGGCGTACATGTACCTTCGAGTTCGACTGTTGTTCGACCCGCCGACGATCGGCTACTTGGTTGACGCGCTGCAGGCGCAGGTCAAGGAACTCGAATGGAGAATCAACGTTCAGCGGGAGAGTGTCGCGTGGACTGATCCCGATCCCAATCCGGACGTCGAAGTCTTGGATGGAGGTAGGCCCTGATGCCCAGGAGTTTCGTTTTTCAGATGCGCCGTGGACTTGCCTCCGAATGGTACAACGCCAATCCTGTTCTTCGGGCTGGCGAGATCGGCTTTTCGATCGACACGCAGACATTCAAGGTAGGCAATGGCTCGACTCCGTGGTTGGGGCTTCCGACTTTCCCCAATCGCGACATCATCGCGCAGATGATTGCCGATGCCGTGATCGAAGGCGTCCCCGGCCCTCAAGGACCTGCGGGTCCCACCGGGCCGACAGGCGCTACCGGTGCGACGGGTCCTCAAGGACCTGCTGGTTCGACCGGCGCTACAGGTGCGACTGGTTCGCAAGGTCCGAAGGGTGACACAGGAAACACCGGTGCGACAGGCGCCGCGGGAGCAACCGGCTCGCAGGGTCCGAAGGGTGACACCGGAGATACGGGTCCTGCCGGCGCCAGCTACACCGGACCGAAGATCACCGTTTCCACGACCGCTCCTTCGACGCCGTCTGTCGGAGACGTCTGGATCGACACGAGCGCATGAGTCTTTACGGCGCCCAAGGCGAAGCGTGCCATCTCACTGTTAGTGCGCCGTCGGCCGCCGCAGTGGGAAGTGGCGCCTACACGGTGGCTGCGTTGTACATGCCGAATATCTTCGGTGGAGCCAACATGCTCTGGCATGGATACCAGTCGAACGACTTCAGTCACACGGGCTTGTATGTCGATGGCGACATGTGGTGTCCGAATGAGCAGGCCGACACGAACATCCCGTCATTCGGTAATCCGCAACAGTGGTACTGGTTCGTTGTTTCCAAAGCCGCGGTGACGGAGGCGCCTCGAGCTCACTGGGCGGTCTATAACTCGTCCGGATCGCTCACGTGGACACATCTGGATGCGTTGTCGGCGCAAGGCGTGTTCAGCGACATCAACCGTTTCTGTCTGGGCGACGAGTTCGGTGTTCAGTTCCGCGGAAACATCGCGTGCTTCTCGGCTTTCACGACAGAGATGAATGATTCGCAAATCGAGTCGTTGTTCCTGCGAAGTTCGTCGGATATCATGGCTGCTACGCCGCAGTTCTTCATGCACTGGCCGCAAGCAGATGGGCTCGGATCTCCATTTCATGACATTGCCGGTGGAGGAGTCGAAACGATCCGCACTGGCAATTGGGATGTGTCTGCAGATCCGCCCGGGTATAGCTTCACACTCGGACGGAGCGGCAAGCCCAAGGTGTGGGATGGATCGTCCTGGGTCCAGCATCAAGCGAAGAGCTACAACGGTAGCAGTTGGCCCGCGTGCAAGCTTGCCGGCGCCACAGCAGGTGGTTGGGTTCGATCTCGATGAGAGGAGGTTAGGTGTGTCTCATGCAGAGGACTTCCTTGCGCACTTTGGTGTGAAGGGAATGAAGTGGGGGGTTCGTCGATCGCCCAAGTTGGCGAAGGAAGGTCCCTCCAAAGATGCTCAGGCATCGTTGGACCTGCGCGCACGCGCGAAGCGCAGCAAGCCCAAGGCTCTGACAAACGCGGAATTGCAGCAGGCAATCAACCGCATGAATCTCGAGCAGCAGTTCAAGCGGCTCGCCGTGAACGAGCGACCTGCGGTCCAGCGATTCATCGCCTCCACATTGTTGGAGATCGGAAAGCGTGAGGTTCAGGTGGCCGTCAGCAAGAAGGTTGCGGGAGCGGTCGCCAAGAGGCTTGCGACGGGTGGTGTCGCGTGAACACGGACCTGATGATCGCGTATCTCCCGTCCGATGGGTCCTGGTGCCAACAGGATTTCCCGCATCTGACACTGGTGTGGGGTGGACCGGTGGCCGATCTTCCCGACACTCAGTTCAACGAACTGACGAAGGACGCCATCTCGGCGTCTCGGATCACGGGATCGTTCAGCTTGAACGTGACCAGCATGCAAGAGCTCGGTGGAGGAGACACGGGCAACGAAGCTGTCGACGCTCTGATCTTCTACCCGACCCCACAGCTTCTTCTGGCGAGGAATCTCGTTCAGAAGTGGGACAAGGGCGGTTTCCCGACGTACCTCCCGCATGCGACGATCGGGCCGGCCGGTTCCGCGGCAGCGATGTCCGTTCCGCAGAATGTCTGGCCGGATGTAAATGGTCAGACTCCGCCGAAGGGGCTCCCGTCGAGTCTTTGGTTCAACCGACTGGCTGTGTGTTGGGGCGACAAGAAAATCGTCTTCAACATCAGCGACATGTAGTAGAAAGGGGGTGAACGATGTCGTTGTCGAACACGGCGACGCCGCATTATTACGGCTTGTTCCGGGATGCCGTCCTTCGTGGCGAAATTCCGGTAAACCGCGAGATCTCGGCGGAGATGAACCGTATCGATGCGCTCATCGCAAATCCCGCTTTCTGGTACGACTCTCAAGCCGTCGACGGTTGGATTGCTTATTGCGAAGGCGAGCTGACCCTCACCGACGGAACAGATCTTCACTTGTTGCCCACATTCGTCTTGTGGGCCGAGCAAATCCTGGGATGGTATTACTACGTCGATCGATCAGTATGGGAGCCAGGCGACGAAGGATCGACCGGCCACTACGTCACACGAACCATCAAGAAACGTCTCACGACGAAGCAATACTTGATTGTGGCTCGTGGCGCGGCCAAATCCATGTACGCCCAGTGCTTCCAAGCGTTCTTCTTGAACGTCGACACGACAACGACGCATCAAATCACGACGGCTCCGACGATGAAACAGGCCGAAGAAGTAATGGCGCCGTTCCGGACCGCGATTACTCGAGCAAAAGGCCCGTTGTTCAAATTCTTGACGCAAGGTTCGATGCAGAACACCACGGGCAACCGATATCTGCGTCAGAAACTCGCGGCAACGAAGAAGGGGATCGAGAACTTCCTCACGGGTAGTCTCTTGGAGATCCGCCCCATGTCGATCGCCAAGCTTCAGGGTCTTCGTCCAAAGGTGTCCACCATCGACGAGTGGCTTTCGGGCGATCTTCGCGAAGATGTAATCGGTGCTCTCGAACAAGGCGCCTCGAAACTTGATGACTACTTGATCATTGCGATCAGTTCTGAGGGTACTGTTCGAAATGGCTCTGGCGACACCATCAAGTTGGAGTTGCAGGAGATTCTCAAGGGTGAGTACTCGGCACCTCACGTGTCTATCTGGCATTACAAGCTGGATGAGCTCGCTGAGGTCGCCGATCCCGACATGTGGGTTAAAGCTCAGCCCAACATCGGACGTACCGTCACGTATGAGACGTATCAACTGGACGTCGAACGTGCCGAAAAGGCTCCGGCTGCACGGAACGATATTCTGGCAAAGAGGTTTGGCATTCCCATGGAAGGCTACTCGTACTTCTTCACGTATGAGGAAACGATCCCGCACGCCCCTCATCATTTCTGGGATCTCGCGTGTTCTATGGGCGCCGACCTGTCGCAAGGCGACGACTTCTGTGCCTTTACGTTCTTGTTTCCGCTCGCTCGAGGCGAATTCGGCATCAAGACGCGAAGCTACATTTCCTCGTTGACGTTGATGAAGCTTCCCGGCGCCCTTCGCCACAAGTATGAGGAATTCAGACGAGAAGGTAGCCTTCACGTGCTTGAGGGAACGGTCCTCGACATGATGGAGGTCTACGAT